ACGGCAGAACTATAGCAGAAGCTGTTAAAACAGCTAGGGAGCTATGGCGAAGAAGCAACACAAGCAAGCAAATAGACAAAGTTAGCAATAACGCTGCAATAGACGCTGCCTCACACAGGGAAGGAAACAAACCTTACGAGTACTATTTAAGACAAGGAATAGCGTCTTTGTTAAAGAACGACAAGAAAACAATGGCGTTCACTGATAAAGAAAAGAAGGCGATAAGGGCTTTTATAGAAGGCGGTAAGATAGAGAATGCGTTAATGACGTTAGGAAACTTAGGAGCTAAGGCAGGAACTGTGGCTTCAGGACTAATAACAGGTGCTATAGGTACTTTTGCTTACGCAACTGCCAATCCTTCTTTAATTACTCCTATTGCTATTGGCGCAGGTACTGCTGCAAGTTCTTACTTAGTTGGTAAAGGTTTACAGCAATTGTCTTTAGCTGCTTTAAAGAACAACGGCAACTTAATGAAAGGCATGATAAGAGCAGGCAACGACGCAGAGGCAATTGCGCGTTCCTATGTCAGCAACACCCCTTCTGGCAAGAGAGACGCTAGAGTATTGTCAGCTTTGCTTATGAGGAACAACGCTGATCTATCCAGTCTCAGAGGAACAGCCTTTGGTGACAGCTCTTTAGGACAGTCAACAATAGCTATCTACGACCTATACAATAGAGCATTGTCTGAAGAGCGTCAGGCAGAGCAAGAGATGCTACAAGCACAGATGCCTAACTAGGTCGCTATAGGTAACTGCAGCGGCGGCGGAGACATCAAAAAGAATAGCATACGTTACACAATCTGTCAAGACAAAGGAGCAAGACTATGCCAATGGTAAACGGTAAGAAGTACAGCTACACAACGAAGGGTAAAGCAGCGGCTAAGAAGGCAGCAGCTAAGAAAGGCACTAAGCCTAAGATGACTAAACGTAAGTAATAGAATCCTCTGTGCTACCTTAGGATCGTCCCTGCGGACGTACACGAAAAAGCCCTGTAGAGATTGGGATGCTCTACAGGGCTTTTTACCTTCTATAGTGTGTTAGATGCCACAGACTCCTGAGGCACACACAGTCTCGCTATTCTCCTCAAACACCACACCCTTGTGCTTCATAGCCTCTTTGTAGCTACACATAGTTAGCGGCTGACCACCTCTTGAGCCGTCAGGATAGCAAGTGAAGCCTCGCAGACGTGGTGCATACTTAGCCAACACTGCAGCAAACTCCATCACACGATCTTCGTTGTTAAACTCACTACCCCACGAAGGCATATTGATGGTAGACGAGATAGACATATCAACATAGTCTTGTACGTCAGCTTGGAACTTCAGGCGACGCTCAAAGTCATTCACCATAGACGACGATGTCTGTATCTTGTCAGGGTCTAAGCCGTGTGTCTTAATCAAGTCTTCAGCTGTAGCGTCTACAACGTACTCATACTTCCACTTGTCACCGCCAACTAAGTAGCGACGCTTGTAGGCTACAGCGTACAGCGGCTCAATACCTGTTGTAGTACCCGCTAGGATGCCTATAGTGCCTGTAGGAGCGATTGCGCGATAGGCTACAGGGCGTGATATACCTTGAGCGTCGCAAAGAGCGTTAGCGGCCTTCTCAGACTCCTCACGGTACACCTCTAGCCACCTGTGCAGCTCGTCAGTGACTTCGTAGTCGCTGCCACGCTTTAGCAGGAACTCGTGCATACCCATCAAGCCCAAACCAAGACGCCTGTTCTTGTTTCGTACTGCATACACTTTCTTGGTTGGTAGCTCAGCTGTGAGTGTCCCTGCGACGAGGAACATAGAAGCTGCTCTAACGATGGTTCGGAACTCTTCAATGTTGTCGATAGCACCGATATTGATAGAGCCAAGATTACACACATCACTATCATCTTCAGAAGTAACTTCTGTGCAGGCGTTTCTGAGTGTCTCATTCTCTTTGTCTCCGAAGTTAAAGCTAAATCCTGGCTCGCCTGTCATCAGAGCTTGTCTGCAGTTCTGTACAAACGTTTCAGGCAAGAAGCCGTTCTTGATAGCGTCTAAGAACTTGTCATCGTAGTTAAGACTGATGTTAGTCATGTCTAACGGCGCAGGGAAGTTAAAGTTGTTCTGCTTAGCATCAAACACTGTAACGCCGTCAGCGATAGGCAGTGCGTGCCAGTCCTTAGCTGTCAAGAACTTCTCAGCGTCGCCGTGTCGCCAGTTTAGAGACGCATAGATAGCACTACGACGACTGCCGCCTTGCATCACGTTTCTGCCTATTTCGTTTATAGAGTTCATTAGTGGTAGTGGGCCTGACGCTTCGCCACCTGTTCTGCCCAGTGGTGACCCGCTTGGACGGAACACACTGTAGTCGATGCCGATTCCACCGCCGCTCATTAGGCAGTCGCTTGCTCGTTGTGTTAGCTTTCCCCATTCCTCTCGCGTGTCCTCTTCACCTTTGAGTAGGTAGCAGTTGTTATAGAACTTCGCCTGTCGCCCTGCGTAGTAGATATAACGTCCACCTGCCATGAACTTAAACTCCTTCATAGCCTTGTTTAGGACATCCATTTCCTCCTTCTCAAGAATACCTGTGCAGACATCGTTGACAATGTCGTCTACTTTCTCGCCCCAAGTCTGTGTAGGCGATAGTGCGTACTTGTTACGGAAGATTGATTCGCCAAAACTGTTTCTAAATTCGCTCATGCTACTTTCCTATCAGAATCTTTAATGAATACACCTGCGCCGTTTAGGTAACCCCTACGGTCTTTGATGTCGTTGTATGCTACCTCTAGGCACTTTGCCAGAGTTGTGTTGTTCATAATGGCTAAGTTGTTCAACACCACGAGACAGTCGCCTATGTCGTCTTGTATGTCACGTTGCTTTGCCACGTTGTCTGCTAACTCGCCTATCTCGCTAACTAGCTTTAGTGCCTGTGTCTGCACTGTGCCGTTAACAAAGATGCCTCGGTCACTGCTCCACTGCGTACACAGGTCTATTAACTTGTTAATCTTTACCATTGCATTGCTCCTCTATCAGCCTGTCCAAGTACCAACGTGCTTTGCGTAGGTCTTCTACGCCGTTCTTGTCTTGCCAACGATGTGTGTACTTGATGACGTTACCGTTTAGGTAGCCGAAGAACGCTTCACTGTTAAGACGTTCTTTTATGTACTCTATACACTCTATGCCGCTGCCTTTGTAGTGGTTAGGGTTTATAGCGTCGTAAGTAGACAGCCTAGAAGCAACACGTTCTTCAGCTTTGATAGCCTCAGCAACACGTCTAGCCTCTGCCCTGCGTTTCTTACTTAAAGCATCCCACTCCTCAGCAGGTGACTTGTCAAGAAAGCTCATCTGTATCTCCTCCCAGACCTTCTATGATCTGCTCTAGTTTATCTTCTATTTTCTCCTCAAAGCGTTCTACAAGCTCTGTAGAGTTTATCTCTAGTATCTCTAGCACCAAGACTTCGTCGAGCATACTAAGCTGATACTTAACCTCAGTGAATGTCATGCTCATTCTGCATCACCTCCGTACTTCTTACGCAGATAAGACATACTAATAGGCAGTTCGTCAAAGCTGCCTTCGTTGACTTCGTTGAATATCCAGATGCCACGCCATGACTGATTAGTCTGTGGCGATAGATAGTCTTGGTCTTCTTGGTAGAATATGCCTGCAAACAGTCCAGTCACTGACACACCGTCGGCTCTACGAGCGTAGGCGATGTCTCTGTCCTGTACGTGTCCCATCACACAGCTTACCATCTTCTTAGTCAACATTAGCTTAGCAGACGACACAGGGCGTCCCATGACACCGCTAGTAAAGTAGTGGCTGTAGGCAATGCCGTTAATCATCTTAACTTCTAAGAATGGCACTACTTCCCAACCCATCTTCTTCAGTCCTAAGTCTTCAAAGGACATCAGACCTTCTAGCTCTGGCGAGTCGTTAACAGCACGTGTTATACGATTCTCGTGGTTGCCCAGTAGGAACACTAACTTAGGCTTCCACAGCTTGTGCTTGTTAGCCCTCTGACGTGCCTGTTCTTCCCTGATAGGCGCTAAGAAAGCCTCCATAGCCTTCTTACCACTTTCGACATCAGCTTGGTAGCGTCTGCCTTCAAAGGACTTCTTGCCTTTGTCGTAGCTCGATAGGCTAGGGAAGTCCCAGTGGTCACCTAAGTGGATTATAACATCAGGCTTTAACGACACAGCGTACTTCCCTGCCCACGTTAAATGCTCTGTGTTAGAGTCTGGCTTGACCTGTGTATCAGGTATAACGAAGTGTCTCATGTCTTCTTCCTCGCTTTGCGTTCTGCGTTAGTCTTGCTTTGATGACACTCTAAGCACAACACCTGCATTCCGTCAGCCTCACAGAAGAGACGCTTAACGAACCCTGCTAGGTCTTTGTAGTTGCTTAGCTTGCCTGCAGGCTCTATATGGTCTACCTGTATTTCTTTGTTAGTAAACCATTCAGAACACTCAGCACACTGATACTCGTACTTGTGTCTACAGCCCGTCACTGTTCGCTCTGCATCCTTCTTAACTTGGAACTTCACAGGGTAACGTGAGTAGGCTTGACGCAGCGCAGAGCGGATAAACTGCCAGTAGCGTGCTTCAGTCCAAGTGTTGCCTGCTCTAGTGCGTGGAACGAGTTGCTTGCCCATAGAACCTGCCCTCCTCAGACCTTTCGCGTGGAGGCATCCACATCTGACCTGCCCTACGACGTAGCCATAATAGCCTAGCGTTCTCTAACGCCCTGTCGTAGCCTAGTTGGTCTTCACAGATGTCCCACATATCCGTTTCTTTACGGCAGTTGCCTATCAAGTCCTCTGCACCGCCTGCGCCAATACCGTCAACACCAATGATGTTGTCGATAGTGTCGCCTGTCAGTATCTGCTTATAGAAACTCTTCATGCCTTGGTCAGTGCTAACAAAGTATTCTTCTCGCTTGACGAAGTTGTAATGCAGTCCTTCGACTTGGTCAAAGTCTTTGTCAATGCTAACCATGATAGGATGATCGTTTAGATAAGCAGTAGAAGCAGCTGTAGCTATCGCGTCGTCAGCCTCTTCGCCTTCAACAACTACAGCGTCCCACACGTCTACAGCG